CGGTTTCAGGATCGACGCCGATCGACTTCTCGAGCACGGCTCCGCCGACGCTCGGGTACCACTCTTTCGGCGGATCCAGTTCCGTGATCGACGCCCAAAAGCGGTTGGCTTTCGAGAAGAACTCGCTCGGCCCCTGGTTGACTTGCGCCTTCACGAAGGTGCACTTTCCGTCGAAACGAACGTCAACCGGGCGACCAATCTCGTAGTCCTCGTAGTCGGGGAAGCCCTTGCGGCCAACCTCCGGATTCGGACGACCGAGGATCGTGTAGTGCTCCAGATCGACGTTTCCGAACTTCAGGTAGTAGTTGGCCGACTCGGAGAGCGCCTTCTGCAACGTGACTTCGTTCTGAAGGTCGCGAGCCTCGTTCGACGCTTCCATGTAGATGAAGCGCTTGTCGCCTTCCATCACTGGCGTCGCTTTCAGCATTTCGCCGATGCTCAGAAAGCTCGGCGACGCGTCGAGAATTGCTTGATCGGAAAGGTGGCCTTGGTTCATGAATGACATGCTCGCGTCACGACTTTTCGACGGGGCTCGTCTCTTTCAAAAATCTGCGTAGCTCGATCAACTCGACATCCACGCGACGGCAGCACGAATTCGAATGCGCGACGCGCCAGTCCACGAGCGGCTTATCCGACGTGAAATGAAAGTGGCGATCTACGCAACCGGTGAAGGTTGCGCCGTTCGCCTTGATGTAGGCCGCCAGATGAAGCTGAGAGACGCTGAACGAGTGCATGCCGCCATTAAGGCGTCACGACTTTGTGACGGGACCATTTGCGCGAGCGCGCAATGTGGCGGAGATTTCTTCGGGCGTTCGGCGGTGTTTCGCGAAGTGAGAGCTGAGCCAGTTTGCGAAGTCCGGATCGTCGTCTGGCTTCGCGTCCTCGAGGACAAGCCAGCTTCCTCGGCAGTGCGGGTGAATAGTGCCGGCCGCGATCTTCCATAGCTCGGCGTCGGAGCGCTCGACGAGCTCGTCGTCAATGCGCTTGCGCTTCGCGCCCGAGCGGCCGATGTTCGACTTGCCGACCCACACCTCTGTGTCCCAGTTCTTGTCTTTCTTATCGGGTGACACGACGGTGAGCACCGTGCCGTTGATCTTGCGGCAGAAGGCGCACGCGCCGTTGTACTGTTCGATCCGTCGCACACGCGTGCCCGGCTTCAGCGAAGCGATCAGCCCATTCCCGGCGTTGTCTCCGACTTCGGTCAGTGCGATGCGGCGCCAGTCACGGTTAAGCGCGGCAAATTCATCGAACAACTGCGTCTGGAGAGAATGCGCCGGCGGCCGGTCACCGAGCAGGCGTTGCTCTTCGTGCGCCATGATCACCCGCTTTAACCGGTGCCGCGTGAAATCGGAGACGGCCTGAATGTTGTCGGCGCAGCGTGCATGCCCGTAGTCGAGGACGAACTGGATCGCGTGCGACGTATCGAACGATGCACGCGCGGCCTTCAGCGTGGTAGGCAATGCGGCCATCACGCCATCCGCCTGCTCTTTCGTGAGGTTCGCGATATTGGCCTGCACCTTCCCCATGAACACCGAGCGCACAGTGAGCCATTCGGCCTCGCTTTGCAGCGTGTCGTAGGGCATGTACCGACTCACGAGGTAATCGACCAGGAGTCCCCAATCAGACGCGGCGAACTGCGCCGGCGGGATGTTCTCCAGGTAGATCCGGACGAGCGCTAATTCGTTCGCGTCGAGCCGCGCAGGATTGCCCGTCGGCTTCCCGGTCACGCCGATGCCGGCCGGCACGTACCGCTTGCCGGTGACCCATGCGCCGAATTCGGCCTTCACCGTGTCGAGCATCAGCAGACCGCGCGACGAGAAAAGCTCAATCAGCGATTGAACGAAAGGGCTGTAGTGCTCCGACCAGATGTCGTGGCCGAGGCCGTCCTCGCCTGAAAGCGCTTTGGCAAGCGTGCCCAGCACCTCGTCCGTGCAATCGCACGACAGCGCGCCGAGATTGACGAACACGTTATTCTTTAGCATTGCCCGTGGGCTTCCCGCCCTTGTCTTCCGCGTCGCCAACGTGGCCGGTGATCTCATGCCAGTGCACCGAGTGCGCGCGCGCGTCGTCGTCCTCGACGGTGACGCCGTGCTTCCCGGCCGCCGTCACCTTCCCGCCGCCGGCGAAGGTGCCGGCCTTGAACGTGACGGAGTGCCCGGGCTTGACTTTGTCGGGCCCAAACTTGGAGGACGGATTGTGCTCGGCGAGGATCCCGAGCAGCCCGGCGAACTTTCCCGCAGAAGCGGCAGCCGCCGCCTCTTCGTGCTTAACCGCAGGCTTGGATCTGGGCTTCGCTGGCGCGATGGCTTTAATAAAGATGGGCGTGCTCATAGCAGATCCTCAGTGGAATAGATGCGGGGCAGATTGAAGGCGAGCGCCTTACCGAAGTCCTCTGGGGGCGTTTCACCGAAGTCCTGCCCCCTTGAGCCGCCTGCCGGATCGGCCGCGCCGGAATCGGCGTCGTCGTCGTCCGACAGTCCGCCGCCCGCGGCGTCGGGATCGGCATCGGGCTCCGCGGCAGTGCCGCCACCGCCCACTCCATCGTCCGGCGGCATGCCGAGGCCGTTGATCTGCATCCACGGCTGAATCAATGCCGGGTTGACCGGCGCATCGCCGAGCGGGCCAGGCATCGCGTCGTGCCCTTCCTCTGCGCGAATCTCGTTCACGGTCAGAACGGCCTTGCGCATTTCGTGCCGCTTGTCCGCGTCCTCGGGGTCGAGCCCGGTCCAGCGGAAAACCAGATCCGACGAGTACTCCGCGATGAGGAAATCGCTGAACACGTTCTCGTAGTGCGCCAGCAGCGGGCGCAAACCAGAGTCCTTGGACGCAGCCAGCTTCTCGGCCGTGTCTGAGCCGGAGAGGGGCGATGACGACCCGCCGGAGAAAGCGTCGAAGTTGATCTCCGCCGGCGACATTCCGTACAGCGCGCAGATGATCGACGTCAGGAACGTCATCCACTTGGCGAAGTACATCTCGTTGAATTCGACGCCGAACTTCTCGAAGCTGGCCTTCGATTCCTGGTCCTTGCTGACCATCACAGGCAGCGTCCAGGCGTTGTTGACGCCCTTGACGAGCGAGGTCCAGTAGCGCCGGAAGGCCTTCAGATCCTTATCGTCGTAACCACCCGACAGGTGCAGCAGCCCTTTCGGAATTTGGTTTGAGTCGAAGCCGCGAATGTTGTACGTAAGGGCGTTGATGAAGCCCGTGACGATGCGAATCAGCAACTCCGTCTCGGAGAGCCCGTAGCCGGCCGCATTGACATCGGTGACGGGGTTGCGCGGCTCGTAGATCAGATCGTCGTGGGTGTATGCGGACGTAATTCGGCCGTCTACCAGCTGCAGTGCGAACACGTCGTTGTGACGCTGAAAGCCGTTTTCAGTGCACATGCGGATCGTTGCGCCGTCCACCGCGTAGAACCCGTCCACGCCAAGCTTTTTATTGCGCTTCCATTCCGTTTCGATCGGGGCCGAATCGAGCACGAGCGAGTCGCGCACGCTCTTCGCCATGAATTGCGAGAGGGAATCGCGATGTAGCGACTTTCGCAGCCGCGGCTTGAATTCCCACCCGTTGTTGAGCATGAACTTGTTCAGCAGGCTCATGGACTCCTGCTCGGATTTCGTCAGTTGATGCTTGCGGTCGACGTGACGGACTTCGAAGCCCGGCGCATCGATGCCCTTTTCGGATATCCGGCAGAAGCGCTGGACCTGGCGCACTCGAGTCATCACAACCGCATTCAGGATTGGCGTCTGGCGGACCATCGATCGGAGAGCGTCGAATGTGAGCGACGTCGGCCGCTCCCAGTAGTCGCCCTGAATATTGATCTGCCATTCATCAAGGAACACGGACTGCATGCCGCGCTGATTTTCCCTGACCTTCTTCGACGGAAACGGCGCACCGTTGTCCGCGATTGCCTTAAGCATTGGCTCACCCGAGAACTGTTCGGCAGCCTCCACGATGAGTTCGCGCACATGAGCCGGAGGGAGCAGATCCGACTCCGTCGGCATGTACTCGCGCTGCAGGCTCGACAGCGCGTCGACGCGCTCGGCTTCCGGCGCCGCAGCGTCAAAAGCGACCGACGTGACTGAATCAGACATAACACCCCCAAGATTTCCAGTTATGGTGGCGTCACGACCTGTTGCAGAAAGTCTGCGCCACAAGCAGAAAACAGCTTGCGCGACTCACGCAAACCGCTAATAATTCAGCGCGTAACGCAGAATGGGAGGTGAGAGATAAATGGCAGCGACTACCCAGCAGCAGACGGCGCAGAACGATGTGTTCGACGGATTCTCGCAGGCCCGCGCCGAGCAGGGATACAGAGGCAAGGCACCCGCCTGCCGCGATTGCAAGCTGGTGCAGTTCGACGTCGCGTACGCCACCGGCAGCCGCCCGTGGAACCAGTACGAATCGGTCCCCTCGCGTACCAACCCCCGCTGCGGTATCGGCGGTTTTTCAGTGTTGCTGACAGGCTGCTGCAGCAAGCACGAACCCAAGTGACCACTCCCCGGAGAAATCAGTGAAGAACGCAGTAAAGGCCGCACCGGCACGCGCACCGCGCAAAGTCCCCGCAAAGTTGAACGTCGCACAGGCTGTCGCGCCGGCAGAACTGAAGATCGCGATGAAACAGACGAGAACCGCCTATGCGGCCGGTTTCCTGACGAGCACGCAGCAAGCGCGGCAAGTTATCGGTCAGTCGCGAACGCTCGGCGAAGCGCTCGACCGTATCAGCGAGTTCGAACGGATGATGCAGGCGGAGTTGGCTGGATTTATTCAGGCAGAGCTTGCTACGAAGCGCATCAAGCAGGATGGTCGAGACATCATGACCGAGGCGTCGGCAGACGGCCCGTTCATCGTCCTCAAGACGCCGCAAGTCCCGCTGGAGGCGACGAAGGCGATCGCCGAAGCAGTCGCACAGGCCGCCCAGCAAGCACCCGTGAATGCCGCATCGAAAAAGGCACCGATCAAGACCGCCAAAAAGGCCGTAGCGGCTCCGGCGCAACCTGCCAAGCCGCCTGTCGCACCCGCAGCACCGCAAGCTGCGACAGCGCCCGCAAAGCGCAAGTACGTGCGCCGCGCGAAGTAAGCGAAGGCCGCGCCCGGTCGGCCCGGGCGCGACGCGATACCCGCATGAGAGACATCCATGAGCAAGCGATCCAGAGAGAAGCACGCCCGCCCGCAGTTTGAGCCGACACCCGTCGAGCCTCGCGACGACGACAACGATGGGATGTGCGCCTCGTGTGACTTCTTCCCGAAACTCGACAACCGCGACATTTGCGAAGAATGCGCATCGATGGAGCAACCAACGTGAAGCGCATCCTTGCCTTCTTCCGCGCCCATGCCACGCGCCGCGCCGCGCCGCAAGACGGTCACGCCGACAGCATGTCCGTCGAGCGCTTGTACGCAAGTCAGCCTTACCCGTTTGAGTGGGAGTGAGCGGTGGCCGAGTTCTTTTGCTTCACCTGCCGCCTGCATAAGCCCATCGAGCAACGAGCGCCGAGCGCCACACCGCACCGCGCGATCTGCCTCTCTTGCAACGGCATTCGAGCACGCCGCGTCGCGAAACCGAACAAGCCGTCAACCGCGAGCCAGGTGCGGGCTGGACAGCGCGTGATCTTTACCCACCTACACAGGATCGGCGAGCTTTAACCCGCCACCAAACGAGAGAAAACGTATATGACGTACACGCCGACCAAAACCGAAATTCAGACGCTGTATCGTGATTTCGCCATGCTCGCTATTGAGGCTTTCAACAACGACGGCGAACACCC